GTATCGGCAATGCGGTAAATCCAACAGTGGCAAAATATTTATTTGAATGTATTAAGATTTTCGATAAACAATTAGCGTAAAACGGAACAGATATGAAACAGACAGCAGAAGAAGCGGCAAGGGGATATTCCAATGATTGCAGAAACAGGCAGCGTCATTGTGAACCGTACTGCATTGTTGACTTTATTTCTGGTGCCGAATGGCAGTCAAAGCAATCTCCGTGGATAAGCGTTAAGGAACGGTTGCCGGAAGAGGGGCAAAAAGTTTTTGTTTTGGTGATGTATTATGGCACACCCTGTATTCGAGAAGAAAAGTTTTGTAGAAATAGCAATTTAAATAGAAAGGGAATGTGGATTCACGGAAACAATATCGTGATGGCATGGTTTCCCACCCCTTCTTTCGATGATATACTCGAAGCCAACAGGGATGTACTTGAACACTTTAAAACAAAGGAGGAATAATGAAAGCAAGAATAAAATCAACAGGAGTTTTGGTAGATGTAATTCCCAAAGTAAATATCAACGCGCAACATAGCGGAGATAACCTATATGTGTGCGATAATATGGTTTTCAGAGAATGCGAACTTGATTTTTTGAATGTTGGGAATTTAGTAATTGATTGGGAACAACGTAGGTACGAATTAGCGAAAGATATTATTAAGGCTGTTGTAGCAGATGACTGTGGGGGTAATTCTGATGCAATCGCTAAATATGCGGTTAATTGCGCTGATGCACTAATTAAAAGATTAAAGGAGGTGAATAATGAATAGCGTACAGACACAAACACTTTCCATTAAAGGAAATGGAGGTGGTGAAGCGTATATTGACTTTTGCGATGGACAATTGTGTGTTTCTGTTGTTATAGAAGGGAAACAGGCGGATTTTAACTTTGAGCCTGTTACTCTACGAATGTTTGCCCATGCTTATAAGTTGCATTGTGAAGAGTGTGAAGAATGTGAAAAGAAGAAAGGAGAATAACTATGAAATAAAACTCCTGTCGCTCGTAAAGAGCACAGGTGCAATTTTTGCGGTGGAGTAATTTCCGTTGGAGAAAAATACAACAGACAGACCAATGTTTATGACGGTCGTGTTGATGACTGGGTATCCCACTGTGAATGTTCCAAGTTAGCCTGTGAACTTGATATGTTTGATGATTGCGATGAAGGACTTGACGATGATGGATTTATAGATAACCTTAATCAGTATGTTTACGACAATCATTATGACGATAAAATAGATGATATTGCGAAGGATTGGCAATTACCACGTTATGAATTAGTACAGAAAGTGTTGAATGAATTAAATAAGAAATAGTTATGACCGAAGAACTTGTAACATTAGGAACAGCTAAACTGTTGAAAGAGAAAGGATTTAATGAGTATTGTAAAGATATTATTAAAGAGGACAATAATCGGATAATGCAATCTGTGTTCCGAACGAATAAGAATTTGCCAAAATTGTGTTATAGTCGTCCCGCTCAGTCCATTGCACAAAAGTGGCTGCGTGACACTAAATGCCTCCATATTGAAATATCCTATATGTATGGAAATTATTGGATATATGATATACTAACAATTCCGAATCACGACTTAGTAGGATTGTCTAACAGACCTATTATCCATTATAATACCTACGAAGAAGCACTTGAAGCAGGATTACAGGAAGCATTAATGTTGATATGAAAATGAGTCCTGTTATATCTTGATAAGTTGAAAAATAACGAGGATATTTCTTGTTTGGTTAAATAACTGTAATTAAAGAGGGGGAAGGCGTTCATATTGTCTTTTTCCTCTTTAATTTTGTCGTGAATTAAAATATTAATCGCAATGCGATAGCCAATGACAATCTAGGGTTTGTCAAAGGGTTTGTCGGCGTTTTTTTTGACATGCGTGATAATTGCTTGTAAATCAGTTATAAAAAGTGATTGTACTTGTAGCCCTTCTAAGGCGTGGGTCTTGCGTTCGAATCGCAACGGAATCACATAAAAAAAGCTGTATCTTCTGAGGGTACAGCTTTTTTTTATGGAAATATTTAAAAAGGATTTATCTATAAGCGGGGCAATGGAAAAGATCTTGGGTCAACGTAACAATCTGAGGGATTTTATATTTAAGCATATAATTTAGCAAGTCTATATAAGAAAAAAGCTCTATCTCTTACTCCTCTGAACTGTGCTCTAAATGCTTTGATTTTAGCATTGAATGACTCAGCTGCGGCATTGGTTGCCCTCCTTTCAAAAAAATTGATTATATCCAGATAATGTGTTTGTATAGAACGTGCGACCCTTCCAAAGGTGAGGAACCCTGATTTATCTACTTCATCATACCACCTTGCCAGCCTTGTCAAAGCAATATCCTTAAACTTACACTGATGATAGATTAAGCCTAACCGCATAGACAGATAATATCCTTTCTTTATATCGGGATATTCCTTGAAAAGAATTTCAGCCCGTATTCTTTGAGACTGAGTCCATAAGGATTCCTTCTTGTAAAGCAGATAAATACTTCTCGCTAACAACTGCTTTCTTGTATCTCCATTAGCGAAAACAGGTGCATGATACATCTTTCCACAGGCCTTTGCATAAGCAATCTGAGTGGACTCTTCATCCAAAGCCTCCCAGCGAGCTTTTACCCGCATCTCTTGCACCGCTTCATAAGCTAACTTCTGTACGTGAAAGCGATCGGTAACACGTTTGGCCGCAGGAAAGCAGATGCGTGCAATCTGCTCCATGTTAGGAGCCATATCCAAAGTAATCTCGCGCACTTGGTAACGGCGGCGACGGGATAGCTTAAGCAGGACAGAAGTGACCGTATGAACGTCCGTACCTTTAATGATAGCAATCATACTACCTTTACCACCGTGAGCTTCTTTATTGGTCAGGACAGTATAGAGTTCCCCACGCGAGAGGGCTACCTCATCAATACAGATACAAGCACCGATATTCTTTTCGAATAGTAGCCAATCCTCTGCATGAACAAGTTGGTCCCAATGGAGATAACCACTTAGATGGTTACGGTATTGACGCTCCAATAAATCCCCGTCAACTCCAGATAAAACACCTAAGAGCTTGCAACTGATCGGATAGCTATCAATATAGTTCTTTTAAAAAAGACGCAAAATCCTGCGTCATACGAGTACCTTCAGCCACCATACGCCAGTTACGAGAGATATACTCATTATGCTTCTTTAAGAGCCAGCGACGACGACGAATATTAAGGAAGACCTTCTTGCCACGGAGAGGAAAATCCTGAACAATAACAGGATCATAAAAGCCTTTACTCTCAGTATCCTGATCTGTATACTTCTCAGGAACGATATTTTTCTCCTCAAGATAGATCACAACTTCATTTACGCTTTCCTTCACATCAACAAGATCAAAGTAATCTAAAGTGCCTTCAGGAAGAAGAAGGCGATAACCGTTTAACTCCATAAGCTATGAATTTGGAAACAAAGATAACAATTTATAAATTTACCCCTCAGCTTTTTACATTGACCCCTTATCACATGAAATTATGTATATATGCGGTGCAGCTGACCGATTCTTTTGAGATGGCTGAAGATATTGTGCAGGATTTCTTTATCTATTTTTGGGAGAAGAAATATTATTTGAAAATAAATCAGAATCTTCGTTATTATCTTTATTTGTCTGTGCGGAATGCGGCCATCAATGCTTTGCAGAAAAACAACATGTTGTCTATGGAAGAACTCTCAGGCATTGATATGGGTATTCCTGAAGAGTCTATAGATGAAGAGGAGCAAGAGGAACGAAATAAGTTATTATTGGAAAAACTACAAAAATTACCTCATCAGGAATTACAAGTGGTGAGAGCTGTCATTATGGAAAATAAGAAATATAAAGAAGCTGCTGAGGAACTTCATATTTCTGTGAATACCCTAAAAACTCATCTGACAAGAGCATTGAAACAATTAAGAAAAGAATACAATCTGCACTCACTGTTTTACTAAAATTAAATTTTTCTTCTTTTTCTGTCACCCATTTATTAATTTGGACTCTCTTTTATTAAAAGAAAGTAATCAATGAACAAAGAGAATCCAAAAAAGAACAAAAAGTCTTTTGAATATTATATAGCGCAGCGAAAAGAAGAATTTCGTTGTCAATATGATCATGAACGTTCATGGGAAAACCTGCAATATAAGCTTCAAAAAAGAAAGAATCACCGTCTCAGTTTATATTGTGTAGCAGCCTCGGCAGCTTTTCTTTTTCTTATTTTAGGAGTCAGTCACATATTCTCTCTTCACAATAACACACAAAACAAGGAGGCCGTAGTGGCTGCTGTGGTTTCATTTCCGGAAACAGGCAGCCGCAAGGCTATCCTTACTTTAGAGAATGGAGAAAAAGTGGATCTGTCTGTTAAAAAGGGTACGATTTCTAATGCAAATTCTACTGTAATCAATAATAATGCCAATCAATTATTGACTTATAGAAAAGTGGAAGAGGTTTCTTCAACTCCTCAGA